CCTGAAATTGCAAGACAGTTTAATATACCAATTGAAGAAGCAAAAGAAGGATACAAAAGTTATATTAGAGACACCGTGCCTTTAGATGCATTTGATGAATTAAATGTTCCAGAGAGTCCAGGTCTACCTGGTGTAAAAAGAGGTTTTCAAGAATTTATGTCGTACTTTGGATTGGCTGAAAATCCTTACAAAGATCCAAATGCAATAAAACCAGAAACACCTGAGTCTTTTAAAAAAGTTATAGAAACTGATGATAGACAATTTTTATTTGCAGGTGGTGTTGCTGGATTATTTAAAAGAGCAGCACAAGTTTCTGAAGCATTACGTAGAGTTAAAAACTCAACTTTTGAAATGTGGAATAATGTAAGAATGTTTGGAGAGCAAAAAGGTGTTGCTAAAAATTTAGAAAGCTTCACAAACATACCAGAAAAGAATCGTAAGATTGCTTCAATAGAAGACTTAAAAGCATTGAAAGAAAGCGTACCAGAAAAATATCATCAAGATTTGAACATCATGATGAGGTCTATTGAACAAAATAATTTTGAAACTGCTTGGAAAGAATATAAAAAATTTGAACTAGATTTAGATCCAACATTAAAGTTTGAAAATATTCCTCAAGAATATTTCCCGATGCTTGATCCACTAAACGATGCATTTGTAATTGAAGGACCTAGAAATAGTTTTAAAAGAGGTAGATACCAAATAAAAACTTCAATGGAATTAGATAAGACGACTGGACAACCCACTGGTAAATATCAAACAGAGAAATACGATACCTTTGACCCTGAGACCAGAACCTTTAGAGATGAACCCGTATTAGTCGGTGCAAGCACAGAAAAAGGTAAGAAGGGATTAAATTAGTGACAAAAAGATTAACGACGACGATTCCACCGGAGTCTGGGCCCGTGCCACAGGGCTTGAATATTAACTATAATACTGTTAAAACAGTCAAACAATCTGGAGAAAAAATAAATGGCAGACATAGACAAATCGCTTCCAAACGAACCGCGAAAAGAAATCGAAATACCTAGTGAAGAAGAAGTTCAAGAGCAGGTACTAGAAGCAGTAGAAGAAGCAAAAGGGTCACCGGATCCTGTAGAGATACAAGAAAATGAAGATGGCTCAGTAGATATTAATTTAGATCCTGCGGCAGCAACGCCAGAAGGTGGCGATGAGCATTATGCAAACTTAGCAGACTTTTTACCTGATGAAGTTTTAGGTAGAATGGCATCTGACCTTTCTTCTAAATATCAAGACTATGTTTCAAGTAGAAAAGATTGGGAACAAACTTACACAAAAGGTTTAGACCTTTTAGGTTTTAAATACGATCAAAGAACAGAACCTTTCTCAGGTGCATCTGGTGCAACTCACCCTGTTCTTGCAGAAGCAGTTACACAGTTTCAAGCTTTAGCATATAAAGAATTATTACCAGCCGATGGTCCTGTTAGAACACAAATACTCGGCATGCAAACTCCAGACAAAGTTCAACAAGCATCTCGTGTAAAAGATTTTATGAATTATCAAATTATGGATCAGATGAAAGAGTATGAACCAGAATTTGATTCAATGTTATTTCACTTACCATTATCAGGTTCAACTTTTAAAAAAGTTTACTACGATGAAGTGGAAGGACGAGCGGTATCAAAGTTCGTTCCTGCAGATGATTTAATTGTTCCGTACACAGCTACCTCATTAGATGATGCGGAAGCAATTATTCATCGTGTAAAAATTTCTGAAAACGAATTACGAAAACAACAAGTCGCTGGTTTTTATAGAGACATTGAGATTGGAAAACCTGGTGACAAAGAATCTGATGTTGAGAAAAAAGAAAGAGAATTAGAAGGTGTTACTAAATCTGCAAACGAGGATGTATACACTTTACTAGAGTGTCATGTTAATTTAGACATTGAAGGTTTTGAAGATGTCAATCAACAGACTGGTGAGCCGTCAGGAATTAAACTTCCATACATTGTAACATTAGAAGAAGGATCAAGAGAAATATTATCTATCAAAAGAAACTATGAAGTAGGTGATCCTAAGAAAAACAAAATACAATATTTTGTACACTTTAAATTTTTACCAGGTCTAGGTTTCTATGGCTTTGGTTTAATTCACATGATTGGTGGATTATCAAGAACAGCAACTGCAGCTCTAAGACAATTATTAGATGCAGGAACTTTATCTAATTTACCTGCCGGATTCAAGATGCGTGGTATCAGAATTAGAGATGATGCACAATCAATTCAACCAGGTGAGTTTAGAGATGTAGATGCACCAGGTGGTAATCTAAGAGATTCTTTCATGATGCTTCCGTTCAAAGAACCATCACAGACTTTATTATCTTTGATGGGTGTTGTAGTTCAAGCAGGTCAAAGATTTGCATCAATCGCTGATATGCAAGTTGGAGAAGGTAATCAACAAGCAGCAGTTGGAACTACAGTTGCATTATTAGAACGTGGTTCAAGAACCATGTCTGCAATACACAAAAGAATTTACTCTGCTTTAAAAAATGAATTTCAACTTATGGCTAGAGTATTCAAGTTATATCTACCACAACAATATCCGTATGATGTAGTTGGGGGCCAAAGAATGATTATGCAATCTGACTTTGATGATAGGGTAGATATATTGCCAGTTGCTGACCCCAACATTTTTTCTCAAACACAGCGTATATCCCTCGCGCAAACGGAACTCCAACTGGCAACATCAAATCCACAAATGCATAACATGTATCAAGCGTATAGAAATATGTATGAAGCCCTAGGTGTAAAAAACATTGACAGTGTTTTGGTAAAACCACAACAACCTATGCCACAAGATCCAGCGTTAGAGCATATACAAGCTTTAGGTGGTAGACCTTTTCAAGCTTTTCCAGGTCAAAATCACAGAGCACACATACAATCGCATTTAAGTTTTATGGAAACTAACATGGCAAGAAATAATCCAATGGTTATGGCATCATTAGAGAAAAATATTTTTGAACATATTAGTTTGATGGCTCAAGAACAGATTGAATTAGAGTTCAGAGATGAGTTACAAAGAATTCAACAGATGCAAATGATGATGCAACAGAATCCACAGATGGCACAACAGATGCAAATGCAGTTGATGCAGATGCAACAAAACATTGAGTCAAGAAAAGCTCAGTTGATTGCTGAAATGATGGAAGAATTTATGAACGAAGAGAAGAAAATTACTTCACAATTCGATAATGATCCAATTGCTAAACTAAGATCAAGAGAATTAGACCTTAGAGCAATGGAAAATGATAGAAAAGAACGTGAAGGTAAAGATAGAATGGACCTTGATAAGATGAAAGCCATGATGGCACAAGAAAATCAAGAAGAAAAACTAGAACAGAACGAAGAATTAGCAAAATTACGAGCTGATACATCAATTCAAAAGACTGTTTTAGGAAAAACTCTACCAAATGCAGATCAAATGATGCCAAAAGTAGATATTATAAGAGGCGGAAACTAAAAAATGGATAAAAAACAGAAAAAAGTTGCAAAAGTAATGAGAGAGTTTAAAAAAAAGAAGCTTTCTATCGGAAAATCTGATAAGAAAGTAAAAAATCGTAAACAAGCGATAGCAATTGCTTTGAATGAAGCAGGAATAAGGAGAAAAAATGGAAAAACTAGATAACATACAAGATGTTAAGGTTGGTGAGCAGCAAACTGAGATTGATCCTAGATCAAAAACTACTGCTGACAAATCTTACAACTTAATCGGCACTGGTGGACCTGAAGAAGAAGTAAAAGGTCAAGGCGCAGTGTTACCAGAAAAGAAAAGAAGATCTAAAGCGTACTAATTATGTGGTTCAGTGCTTTAAAATTAGGCTTAAACGCAGCAACGCACATCTATAAGAAAAAACAAGAGACAAAGATGGCGATGGCTGACGCTCAACACATGCACGCATCTAAAATGGCTAAAGGTGAAAGCGAATACCAAGGCAAATTATTAGAAGCAAGACAATCAGACTGGAAAGACGAGTTCGTTTTGGTCGTGCTCACGCTGCCAATTTTGGTGATCGCCTGGGGGGTCTTCAGCGACGATCCGGGTGCGGCTGCAAAGATAAAAGAGTTCTTTGAACAGTTTCAACAACTGCCCAGCTGGTTTACAAATTTATGGATTCTTGTCGTGGCGAGTATTTATGGTATAAAGGGAACACAAATTTTTAAAAACGGAGGAAAAAAATAATGCCTGGAACAATGATGAAAAGACCAATGTACAAAAAAGGTTCAAAACCTAAAAAGAAAAAATCATTTCCTGATATGTCAGGTGATGGTAAAGTAACTAAAAAAGATATTTTAATGGCAAGAGGAGTCATTAAAAAACCTATGAAGAAGAAAAAATAATGACGGACGCTCAAAGAAAAAATGAAATTTACAAGACTGCAGAAAAAAAAGCAGGTGAGTATTTTGATTCTGAAAAAGTAGAACCCATTTATAAAAAAGAGTTAAAGTCAAGAAACCCAAATCCTAAGACACCTAAATCAGATATGAAAAAAGATGTCGTTCCGGAGAGAATGCAAAAAAAAGAAACTACTATAGATAAAGTAAAAATGGCTAAAGGTGGTAGAGTAAATTTACGTGGCGGTGGAATCTGTAAAAAAGGAATGAACAAAAAAGCATACGGAGCAAATTCATAATGTCAAATAGAAGATATAATTCACAAACTAGAAAAAACTTTTTTGGAGGTGGTAGTTCTAATAAAAAAATAGAACAACTAAAAAAACTTTTGGCTGGACAAAATAAAAAGAAAAAACCAATGAAACAAAAACCATCTATGATGATGGTTGCAATGAAGGGACAAAAATAATGGCAAAGTTATGTCCAAGAGGTAAAGCAGCAGCGAAGCGTAAATTTAAAGTGTACCCTTCGGCGTACGCGAACATGTATGCATCAGCTGTATGTTCAGGTAAAGTTACACCAGGTGGCAAAAAGAAAAATAGAAAAAAAGCCATGGGCGGTGGAATACTAAGAACTGAACTTAGAGTTGGCGGTCTTGCTAGACGTAAGAGAATGGGCTGTGCGTAGTTATTATTCAGAAGGAGGATTACGTAAATGGGTATCCGAAAAATGGGTAGACATAGGAGCTCCGAAGAAGGATGGGAAGTATCAACCATGTGGACGAAGCAAGGGTTCGAAGCGAAAATATCCAAAATGCGTCCCACTTGCAAAAGCCACACGAATGACAAAAGGGCAAAAGGCCTCTGCTGTCAGACGAAAAAGAGCTGCAGGTAATACTGGACCTAAACCTAAAAACGTAAAAACATTTGCATAATGGTAAAAGGATTAAAAAAAGTAGCTAAAGGTTTGGAGAAGGCATCTAAGACACATGCTAAACAAGCTAAGATAGTTAAAAAGCATATTAAAAAAATGGGTAGACATGCGAAGAAGAGATAAACAACCACCTAAAACTAAAAAGTATTTTAGATCAACTAAGTCTGGTGCAGGTATGACTAAGGCTGGAGTTGCAAGATACAGACGTGAAAATCCTGGATCTAAATTAAAAACAGCTGTGACTGGTAAAGTAAAACCTGGATCAAAAGCTGCAAATCGTAGAAAGTCATATTGTGCACGTAGTGCAGGACAAATGAAAAAGTTTCCGAAAGCAGCAGCAGATCCTAATTCTAGACTACGTCAAGCTAGAAGAAGGTGGAAGTGCTAGATAAAATAGTTTACAAATTTTTTGCTGGCCTTGACATTTTATGTGTAAAAATGGATAGTGTATTTTATGCGGGATACGAAAAAACTAGAAGCTTTTTCAAAAGAAAAAGAAAAAGAAAATAAACAAATGAATTTGTTTCGAAACTTAAAACAAGAAGTAGAGACAGGTGCAAATGGAACTCAAAATTACGTAATTAAAAAAGGAATAAATAAAGATAAGATAGCTAAAGCTAAATAGAAAGAATGATAAATACATACAATTTGTTTGCTGCACCTGTAGTGCATACTAAAATGCCTATATCTTTTGATATTCATAAAAAAATTATTTCGTTTGTAGAAAATAATTATACAGAAGATAATTTACGATCTATTGTAAATGGTTTTCAATTTCATGAAGATTTTGATGGAAAAGAGGAACTAGATAACAATTTAAATATTTTTTTAAAAAATAATTTTAATTTAAAAATTACCCATGCTTGGTTAAATGTTTTAGGTAATAATTCACACAACAGGCCTCACTCTCATCCAGGAGCTGATGAAACTCATTCTGGAGTATTTTACCTTTCTCATAATAATAACAATATTACGTTTACAAGAGATTCAAATATATTTGAATTAAAACCTACGCTTTTTGATCTTATTATTTTTCCAAATGAGTTATTACATTATGTTTTACCAGAAAATAGAAGTGAAAAAAGAATATCATTTGCTTTTAATTCAACAATTGCTACAAAAGGAGAATAAAATGTTACCAGAAGAAACAATAATAATATCTAGAATACAAAAATTTTTAAAAGAATCTTATCAAAACATTGGTGATTCCATGATTGCTGGAGGTATTGACAACATGGAAAAATACAAGTATATGATGGGACAGGCACATGCCTATTTGAGAATATCACAGGAAATCTCTAACCTGCTAAACCCAAAGGAGCCAAAAAATGAAAACAGAGAAAGACCCGATAACGTCGTCGACTTCGGACCAAAAGACTAAACCTGCATTATTAGATAAGTATGCAAATGATCATCAAAAAGAAGTTGATGGTTATGAACGTTTAAAAACAAAAGAATCAAATAAATTACCTAAACCAACTGGATGGAGAATGGTTGTATTACCATTTAAAATGCCAGAAAAAACAAAAGGTGGATTATATCTTGGACAAGATACTTTAGAAAGACAACAAGTAGGTTCTACTTGTGGTCTTGTTCTTGCTATGGGTCCACATTGTTATGATAAAGAAAAATTTCCAGAAGGACCTTGGTGTAAAAAAGGTGACTGGATAATTTTTGCAAGATACGCTGGATCAAGAATCCAGATCGATGGTGGGGAAGTTAGATTGCTAAATGATGATGAAGTTTTAGCAACCATCGAAAACCCTGAAGATATACTTCATCAATATTAATCATAGGAGAAAACTATGCCTGACGTAGAAGAAAATAAAACAGTCGATATAGATACATCTGGTCCAGGTGCTGAAATAGAATTAGAAACTGAATCTAAAGAAACAGAAGCACCAGAAGTAGAAACACCAGAAGTAGAAACTAAGGCTGAAGAAACTGTTGAAGCAACAGAAGAAAAGAAAGAAGAACCTAAAGAAGAGAAAGAAAAAGAATTAGAACAATATAGTGATTCTGTACAAAGAAGAATTGCTAAGCTTACTCACAAATGGAGAGAAGCACAAAGACAAGCAGATGAAGCAACTGAATATGCCAAAGCTCAAATTAAATTAAAAGAAAAAGCTGAAGCTAAAATTTCTAAACTTGAACCCGGATACCTGAAGTCTACAGAAGATAGTATCACATCAGGAATCGAAGCGGCACAAGCTAAACTCGCTGCAGCTAGAGAAGCAAACGATCTAGCAGCAGAATCAGAAGCTTTAACTGCTATATCAGAGCTAGGCTATAAAAAAGCAAAACTTGCTGAGACTAAAATAGCTCAGGAAGAACTAGCTAAACAAAAAGAAAAACAGGTTAAAACACCTGAAATCAACTTAGACAGAAGACAACCTGCGGCTCAAACTCCTGATCCAAAAGCTGAAGCATGGGCAAATAAAAACTCATGGTTTGGTCAAGATACAGCGATGACTTATACTGCGTTTGATCTACATAAAAAGTTGACAGAACAGGAAGGTTTTGACCCATCAAGTGATGAGTATTATTCTGAGATTGACAAAAGAATAAGACTTGAATTTCCCCACAAATTTGATACAACTAAATCAGAAACTGGGGAACCTACGACCAAACCCGTACAAACAGTAGCTAGTGCGAAGCGAAGTACAAATACTGGTCGCAAAACTGTGAGACTCACGCCTTCACAAGTCGCAATTGCAAAAAAATTAGGTGTGCCACTTGAAGAATATGCGAAACAATTAAAAATCACGAAGGAGGTATAAGCATATGAGTAATGAAAATGAAAAGAGAACTTCTCGTGCGAGTCAGACTAGAGAAAAAACTTCTAAACCAAAAGTCTGGACTCCACCGTCATCTTTAGATGCACCCCCTGCGCCAACAGGATTTCAACATAGATGGCTAAGGGCTGAATCATTAGGATTCCAAGATACTAAAAATATTGCTGGAAGACTAAGATCAGGATACGAATTAGTTAGAGCTGATGAATATCCAGATTCAGACTATCCACAAGTTGAAGATGGTAAATACAAGGGAGTGATCGGAGTTGGTGGCCTTGTGCTGGCAAGGGTACCGGTTGAGATCGCAAAATCGCGTTCTGAGTATTATGCAAAAATGCATGATGACAAAGTTAAAGCGGTTGATTCTGATCTCATGAAGGAACAGCACCCTGACATGCCTATCAATATTGATAGACAGTCACGTGTAACCTTCGGTGGCTCAAAGAAATCCTAACAGAATTCTTTTCCATCAAAGGATAAACTAAATAAATGTCTATAAGGAGGACACAACTATGGCAAATAAAGATGCTGCTTTCGGTTTAAAACCGATCGGAAAAGTTGGTCAGAATAGAGACAACGGTGGTTTATCCGAATACGACATCGCTGCATCTGCAACTGCGATCTATTTTAATGATCCAGTCGAGATGGCAAGCACAGGTACAATTACTGTAGCTGCTGCAACTGATGTATTATTAGGATCACTAAACGGTGTATTCTTTACTGATGCAACAACAAGCAAGCCTACTTATGCGAATCATTTAAATGCTTCTAACACTGCAACTGACATTGTTGGATTCATATCTGATGACCCGTATGAGAGGTTTGAAATACAAAGTGCTGGTACACCTGCGCAAACCAATATTGGTAACTGTGCAGATATCGTGTATGCAGCCGGTAGCGCACCAGACTATGTTTCAGGTGTAGAAATATCTGGAACAATGGCTAACTCAGCTGCTCAACTTAAAATAATCGGTGTTTCAAAAGATCCTGATAATGACGAACTAGGTTCAGCTAATACGAACTTAGTAGTTACTATCAACGAACACTTCTTGAAACAAACCGCAGGTATCTAATAAGGAGTAAATAACTATGGCGATATCAAGAGGACAACTAGTTAAAGAACTAGAGCCAGGTTTGAATGCTTTATTCGGCCTGGAATATAAACGTTATGAGAATCAGCATGCTGAAATATACACTACTGAATCTTCAGACAGAGCGTTTGAAGAAGAAGTTATGTTATCAGGTTTTGCTCAAGCTCAAGTTAAAGCAGAAGGTAGTGGAGTTGTTTTTGACAATGCTCAAGAAACTTTCACTGCAAGATATAGTCACGAGACTATAGCTCTTGCCTTCTCTATAACTGAAGAAGCAATTGAGGATAACTTGTATGACAGACTTGCTAGTAGATATACAAAAGCATTAGCTAGATCTATGGCGAATACTAAACAAGTAAAAGCTGTTAATCCATTGATTAATGGTCTACCATCTGGAAGCTTCAACTCAGGTGACGGTGTTACTTTATTTAACACTGCACACCCGACTGTTTCTGGAACTGTTAAAAATACTTTAACAACAGCGGCTGACTTGAACGAAACTTCATTAGAGCAATCATTAATTGACATTGCTGCAATGACAGACGAAAGAGGTCTGAAAATTGCTGCAAGAGGTGTTAAAATGATTATTCCTTCTGAGCTTCAGTTT